GCCAATATCAGCAATCTCTTGCTGCAAATGTAGCTTACCTTCCTGACGGTGAAATCCTCAGTACAGTACAGGGTAATAACTACACAATAAACTCAGCATGGGAGTTAGTATTTACAGCAGCACCAACCGGGGAATGGAACGTAACAGGTGCGGTAGTCATCGGGGCAGAGTTTGATTTTAGTGACCTTAACGTAACAGGAACAGTTTACTTTGATGCTGCCGGTACTTATGACATTACAGATTCAGCGATTGATGTTGTGGATACTGTTGGTGGTGACGAGACAGTAATAATCAATCCTTTTGGCTCAACTGTTATAGGGGCTAATAATGATGAGGACAATATTACTATTAATGCTCCATCATCCACGCTCACTTTTACAGGCTTGCAACCGGGATCAGCTTTATTGATAGTGCCAACTGGCGAAACTAGTGCAACAGCTTGGGGTAATAGAAGACGCTACACAACCTCAACAACTACAACTGACACATACATCGCCACAATACAAGAAAATGTGGATATAAGCATTCTACATCCGAGTTTTGACCCTTTGTATGTCAAAGATTTTCCTGTGGGCGATTCTCAAGCGACATACCCGGTGCTGCAAAAAGAAGATAGAGCTTATAACAGTGATTATGGAGGGTTAGTGTGGATGGACGGTTACGAGCTGAATGGCTCTGAAATAAGAATAACTGCAAGCGCAACGCTCCAACAAGTATATAACTACACTAAGTTTATCTGGCAGTTAGAGTCTATACAGGCAGAGATATTAGCAAACATAGAGTTTCCTTTCGTAGCCAACGGTACATCTAGTTTCACTTTAAACCAGCGTATTGATTGGCCGTGGATGTTTTCTGCTGCGTCATTTGATTATATTAAGCGTGACGGGATGCGATACTACAACATCATAACTGACGAGGTAACAGACATATGGTCAGCCGTTTGGTCGTCTGGTGAAGCTACCGGTATGACAGCACAATTTCAACAGTCTGTGGGTGCAGCTCCGGTAGACACTAATGCTACAGGCGTAGTAGACCAGTTAATAAAAGTATATGAAAAAGACTCTTTTGATTACAGGGACTACTTAAAAATAAAGATGCAAGAGGCAGGGTATGATGAAGCATACGTTGATGTACAAGAGGTTTATGGTAATTTAGCAGATGAACTTTATGTTATTTCTTTAGAGCCGTCAGGAAATGGTGTGTCACCTTCTGCCCCACCATCTTTTAACATCGTTATCGATTATCACGAAACAGACCAACTATGGAACGGTAAAAACTTTCGTATAACAATAGTCGATACAGATCCCGTAGGTTACACGGGAGCTGAAATACATCATATTGTAAATTTTGTACTCGCGTACGGTACAGATATTGATGGAATACCCGTGTTTGATTGGTCTGATATGGTATTTGAGGATGGTGATAAGTACAAAACATCAAGAATAAAAATACTAAGCAAAGGCGAAGATTTAGGTATTAAAGTTGTTACTTCTGATGGTGTTACACCACACCCCGGCTTCAGTAAGTTTCAGTCCAATGATGGGACTTATTATGTACCGGAAGTGTCATCAACACTCACTATTACCGGCATACAAAACTTATCTGACGTAGTTATTCTAGCTGCGGGAACAGACACAGTGTTAGATGATGTTGATCAAGGCGGGACTACTTTCGCTTACGTCTACTCTGGGACTCCTACCGTAGATATTGGAATCATTAAAGCCGGTTATGTGCCGCTGTATTTATATGGAGTAGCTCTGGGAGCAACTAGCGCGTCATTGCCGATTAAACAACTTGTAGACAGGAGTTACGCATGATCGTACAAATTATTGAAACTACTGATGGCAAATACATCGGTCTAATAGCTGATACAGACAAACCTATGGTTTCGCCAGACGGGATTACGTTTCATCCTACGAAAGTGCAAGATTTAGGCAATGGGTTGTATCGTTTTTCTAATTCAAATTACATTATAGAAGCAAAGGATATTACCAATGGCTAAAATTACAACTAGAGCAGGTTTAAATGTAGGGGTTGAGCTTGTCATTGACGAGCCTAACAGGACGATAAGATTAGCAAGTGCAGGGAACTTGGTTATCAAAGATGGTTGCACTATGCAGGCTCTTTATTCCAAGTTAGTGGATTTGTGGTCTACGCCAACTTACCAGGATTCACCTTTTCCTATGAACGCTCTTGATGCTTTATCAGGTCAGTATCAAATAGGTATAGATGCCGGAGGTAATGCAAACGGGTGGAAATTCTATGATCAAGGTACGCGAGATATTTTAAGGGACGGTGGTGTTGAAGAATATAATTCCAACGGTGATTTGGCGAGGGTTCAAGTATCTGTAATTGGTCTAGGGGCAGTTTCAGCAGGGGCGCAGCTTTATTTTCAACCAAGTCCGGGGTGGGTTTCACGAGATTTTGTATTTGACGATCAGGTAAATCAGATGGTACAGGTGTATGGCGATTCTAGTGCTGACCCTCTTTCTGCCGATTTAGATTACCGCACATACTTAAAAGGGTATTGTCGAGAAGAGGGAAAAACGTATACCTCCTCGGTTTTAGGCGATACAGGTAAATCAGAAACTGGAGCATATATTGTAAACCTGCTTTTATCTAATGAAAATGATTTAAAGATACAGGACCCTGATGCAAACATGACGAATGCCCCGTATGACGGTATAACGGTAGAATATTACGATTTTGACGTTGATCGAGAAATAAGCGGCATGTTCTATCCTTTCCGAATCTTTATAGAGGGCAATAATGCAACACTTGAGCAGATATATACCAAAGTTCAATACTTATTAAGGCAGGGTTACCATGACCACTTAAATTCTTCTAGTATGGAAGGCAAAACAACCGATGAACTACTATCTTTTGTCGGTGATACGTTGGAAACAGCAAAAGGTGTTTTTATAGATAACCTTCTTGATGCCGACAGTAACAGAATAGATTTTCTTGACCAGAATGGAACAGTTAGACGTTATGATTTTGTAGCAGCCGGTACACTTGGCTTTAACTCTGTTTTAATTGGTGCAGGTTCTAGTTATAGATTGATGTTTACTAATGGCCCCGGAGCTGGTGATGACTACGGGGAAGCAGGAGCTATTACAGTTAAGGATGCTACGGGCGCAGACATTACTGGGACGGTATCAACAAGCTCAGTATCCTTTAGCTTTGATTATGATAAAGATACTTTAGGTGGACCAATAGAGACACCTAAAGATGTAACTCTTGTCGCAGTAAGACCTGGGTACGGGAAATTTGCGGTAGCTACAGGCACACTAACAAGGAGTAAAGGTATAAGCCTGTCAGTAGTTGCAGAAGCGGATCGCGCGTATATCTAATGGCTATTACGTTTGATACTTCAAATAAAGTTATCGTCTTAGACTCCTTCTCTGTGTCTGCTTCGGAGATATGGAGTCGATGGATTGACTGGGTAAATCTAAGCGACAACTCAAAGTATCTGCCTGCGCTGTCACAACTAGGGGGTGTAGCCCCTGTAGCGTTATATATCTACTTAGAAAATGGGTGGAAAGTGCGCCCACAAGAAGCATCAGGTCAAACCACAGTGACGGGTAATCTGCTGGTTCAAGGTGGCGGCAATCCTTTTGTGCCGGTGTTGGGGTCGTTTTCTTCTCAAGTGTTTTTAGAGTCTCCTCTGGCTGCCCAGGCTATTGAGGTTAATTCTGGCTCTGGCTTAGATGTTGGGCAAGATGAAAAGCTCACGGCAATCAACGCATGGATAGATTTGATGTATAAAGCAATGGACCTTGATGCAGAGAAACCGAACATTTACGCAGATGATGCCAGTCGAATCACTAACCCTGATTTCACTCTCAATAAAACCGATCTTGGCAACGGCACGTTTAAAGTGCAAAGGTCATAATGTACAGGTCAGGATGGGCTAATAGCTGCGGCATCGAGTTATTTACGCATGGATGGGTAAGTTGCGAGCAGGCTATTGAAACACTAACCCAGGAATATGGGGGCGGTCAGTTTAATAGCGGCTACCTGGTGTTTCAGCCGGTCATTAAGCAAGTTGAAAACAAATTACCAGTCTCCGGGCTTGATGTAGAGTCTCTTGAGGAGTCAGATATAAACCTCGATGATGTTGTATTTGACTCGGACGGGGAATCGTATGGTCTACAAATAGACAAGTCGGCAGAGTCAACATTAAACGAATTAAAAGACGTTGATGCAGTCATCCAGAAAGCGGCATCAGCGATCAGTGTGCCAAAGTCAGCGATAAGAAAAAAACTGATTGAAATTGTTTCTGAAGAACTAAAGAAAAACAGGGATATCAAGATAGCGTTATTTAGTGATGATGATGAAATAATCGAAATACTGCTGTTAACAGGGGAATTATGAGCCTATTAAAACTTAGTTTAGAAGAGAAAAGTGCGTTCAGGCGTTTAATCGGGTCCAATGATGGGCGCGTTTTAGGTAATTACTTGAAAGAGTGCCTGGAGCATCAGGATAAAGAAAATAGAACAACCTCGATTGAAGTCATCCAGCGAGGGCAGGGCAAATCAATAATCCTTGCCGACCTCATTAGTAAGATAAGTCAGGCGTAAAAAGTAGAACGTCTGAACCGGAAAACGTGTCACCTCGCGTCACCTCCCATAAATCCAGCTCTGTTGAAAGGAGATCAGTAATGACTCTTTTAGCACTCATTAAAAAAGGTGGCCTTGAGCATGTTGCGACTATGACAGCCGCGACTATTGCGACACTTGAAACCAATCAGGTAGTAACTGTCGCTGATGTCGCAACTGTCACTGTCACAGAACAACCAGAACCTTGAATCTAGGTGTAAGAGTAAACCTACACATCCCAAAATCATTCCTGAAATTTTATATATTTAGCTCACTAGAGTTATTACAGACTCAGCGTTAGCAGTAAGACTTAATTTGTACCTGCTATTCGTATCTAACCCTGTAAGTGCCTGATAACCGAGGAAGACGATGGGAACACCACAAGCCGTACAAGACCAGATAGATGAAGCTAACCGTATTCAGGAAGCGATATCTGGAAGCAAGACCGAAGGCGAGCAAGACAACGCTAATAAAAGCCCGGAGCCTGCCAAAACTACTGATAACCCGGTGAAAGCCGGTAATTCATCTAGTGAAAAACTAAAAGAAAAATTGGGGGAACGTGAGACTCGTTTTAAATCATACAAAAAAATGTATGACAAAGAGGTAAGTGGGTCCAGGGTCGAATTGCAGAAGAAAAGTGACGAGATTACGCAGTTAAAAACTGAGATCGAGAGATTAAAAGCCGAAGCAAGCGAAAAGCCAGGCAAAAATGACGATAGAGAAACCAGTGAAACGCTGGAAGAAATATCAGAAAAGTTTGGTGATGAATTTGTTGATGCTGTAAGCGATCTTTCAAAATCTCAATTAATGCGTGAAAACGTAAAACTTCTAGCTCGAATCGACAATATTGAAAAGAGACTGGACCAAAAATCTACTGAGCAGTTAGCAGACAACGAATCAGCTAATGAACCTACTGATGCTGGATACAGTTTTGAATCGAGGCTTAAAGATTTAGTCCCTGACTGGGTGCAAATCAACGGTTCAATAGAGTTTAAAGAATGGCTTGATGGGGCTGATAAAGACGGACAAAGAAGGCAGGACAACCTTGTTATCGCGCACAAAGCCGGTAACGCAATAAGGGTAGCTGAACTCTTTTACGAATTTAAAGACGCTCAATTTTCCCACCGCGAAAGCACAGGTGAATATCTTCCTGATGGTTTGAATGGTGGTGAACGCGATGTAAGCGAAGAGATTATTACTCAAGATTACATCAATAAATTTTATCACGACAAAGCACTAGGACGATTTACGCCTGACGAAGCAGCTAAACGCGAGGCGAAAATCAATGCAGCGATGGAGACTGGAAGTATCCGGTAACCCCTGCAACGCCTCGTAAAGAGCTGATAACTCTTTTTCGAGGTATTTACAATCATGGCAGGTCCAGATCGTCATGCCAGTTACGCTCAAGGCGATGCCTTTAGTAGTGGCGGCACAGATAAATTCATTCCAGCTCTATGGGCTGGCAAAATGGTCGATAACCTATACAAGTCTACTTGTTTTGGTGAGATCGCAAACACAGACTACGAAGGTGAGATTAAGGATGTAGGTGATTCTGTAATCATCAATACAACCCCTGAGATCACTATTAAGGATTATGAAATCGGTAATCCTGCTGGTATCACTTACGAAGAGCCAACAAACCCTAACGTCCTGCTGGACATTAACAAGGCGAAGTATTTTGGCTTTAAGTGTAACGATATCGAAGAGTATCAATCTAAACCAAACCTGATTGACACGTTCAGTAAAGACGCTGGTAAGCGTATGGCCGTGGCCATTGATGCAGATGTTTTATCGACTGCATATCTGGGTGTTCATGCCCGGAATACCGGTAATTATGCTGGGCTCATTTCTGGTAACGGGGTAGATGCAGGTATTGACCTGGGAAGCAATGCGACACCGCTCACGCTAACAAGCGCGAACATTGTTGAATTTCTGGTTAATGTCGGTCTGGTACTTGACGAACAGGACGCACCGCAGAATGATCGCTGGATCGTATTGCCGCACGCCCTGATTGCTAGAATCAAAACATCAGAGCTGAAAGATGCGTCTTTAGCGGGTGATTCAACTTCAATTTTGCGTAATGGCAAAGTTGGAATGATCGACCGACTAACGCTTTACGGATCAAACAACCTGACTATTGCTAATGGCGAATATCAGATAATTGCTGGTCATGCGTCCGGTTTAACATTCGCGTCACAAATGGCGAAAATGGAAGACCTGATGAATCCAAACGATTTTGGTAAGTTGGTTCGTGGTCTGAATGTATTCGGTCACAGCGTAATAAAACCGGAAGTATTGGTACATGCTCAAGTAGCGGTATAAGCCGCCAAAAGTAGCGCAATATAGAACCGGGTTATTAATTAACCCGGTTTTTTTCAAATACAAAACATAAAGGTAACGATATGTCACAAATGAAAGCCGATATAGCTATCCAAAAATTTCAGACCGCAATGCAAAAAGCTGTTGCATCCGCGCCAGAAATGAAGGGTCGTTTATTGAAAAACCTCAACACTGATGCTGTTTTTGCCTGGACTCCTGCTGCGTCTATTGAAAGTTATATGCAGTTAGTGTCGTTGGAAGAGCAAAAAGCAATGTTGGCAGGGGTAAAGAAAGCCCCGGCAGCAAGAAAATAAAGGAGATAAAATACCATGAAAGTTTCCACAATTATTAATGACGTAGCTAAAGAGCTTGGTGATCCTTCGATGGTCACATGGAATAGACCAACATTACTTAGTTTGTTAAATCAGGCTGTAAGGCAGGTAATTTTAGTTAGACCAGATTCAAACTCTGTCACTGAAAACCTTGTGCTTGTTGCTGACACAAAACAGGATTTACCGACCGATGCTTTGAGACTATTAAAAGTTGTAAGAAATCTGGGTGTTGATGGTGCTACACCTGGGAAATCAGTGAAAATTGTGGACAACGAGATAATGGATGCTTTTGACCCAGACTGGCACAGCAACACACCTTCGGCTGTCATCACCTCGTATGTTTATGACGAAACTAGCCCAAATGCTTTTTACGTCAATCCACCATCAGACGGGACAAGTCAAATTGAAATACAGGTTAGTAAAATACCAGAGGAGGTTGATCCTGCAATGAATGACACGGTTTTTAATGATGATGCCACTGTTGTTGGTTTAAAAGGTATTTACTCGAACCTGTTAATGGAGTGGATACTGTATAAGGCGTTTTCTTTTGAAAAGTCATCAGCTTCAAGCGTAGCCACAGCAAATACTCACATGCAATCATTTTATAGTGCGTTGGGTGTTAAATTTAAGTCGGATGCTATACATAGCCCGACAGGTAAAGCCAATGCTTCCACTTAAGGATTTTAGACCCGACATACTCTTGTCTGTTGGTAATGTATATGAACCCATTGTTGACAGGGCGATATCAGGCGCGGCAATAGAGTTTTGCGATAAAACCCGGTCATGGGTAGAGGGGTTAAATCCTTTAGCTGTGCCACAGGTAATATCGTTAATATGAACCCCGTTAAACTTGCTATCGAGTACCGGGCTCCAGCCTGTAACACCGCT